CTTGACATGGATTTGCTTTCCTCTTAACTATACAGTATTTATTCAAATGAATAAACTACATATATAATTAGTTGGCTAAGAACCCGTTATTTTGATCAAATGTTAATCGCATACTCTCAGCAATATTATAGGGTAAAAATACTAATGTAGTATCTATTTGCAATCCGCTCTCGTATTGATCAACTGTAATTTCAGTAACATTAACTCTTGGATCATAGTTAACAATAGATGTTACGTTATTTGCAATTATTTCTTTAAGAGTTTCAGTTAACGGTTCATATAATATGTCCCATATAATTGTACCAAAACTAGGATTGCTAAGTAGTTCCCCTTGCCTGATATGAAAATGGTTAATAATATCTTGTTTTACGAGCTGTATGTCGTAAAGTTTAAATCCAATACTATCAGGATTAACTGTAGAAAAGCCATTATAGGTTTTTTCGCCAATCCCGTAATCAGGACGAGTATTGCCTTTTACAGTAATCTCTTTATATAACTTTTTTTCTAATGTGCTCATACTATATTTACCTTATTATTGTGGGCCTGACCTAGATGGTCCTGTTATTGTTGCACCTGCGCCTGCACTTCTTTCAGCATCAGTTAGTCCATCTCCAGGTTCGTCAACATTAGATGCCGCTGGGGCTTCACTGGCTACACAGGCTCCAAATGTGTCTTCTTGTGCAACTGCATCACTACTCGTTTCGCTCCCTGATCCGGCAGGAACAACTGAAGGGTCTGCTGCTGCACTAGCTGTAGCAGCCGCTGCGCCGCTACTATTCATATTAATAGTTCCTGCTGTTTCCCTATGTCCTGCACTTGCAATATTACTTGTGCCGCCGCATGTTAGCCTACCGTCTGCTCCTACACTAACATCCCAATTTGCTCCAGTTTGAGTTGCCATTTGATTAGCAGCAATTATGTTTATATCTGCGCCGGCTTTTAAATTAATATTTTTTCCAGCGTCAAAGTTTATATCTTCGTCTGAATGGAAACTCATATTACCTTTTGAATACACTTCAATAGTGCCTTGCGCTGTCATTTCTACCCAACTCTGTCCACTACCATGTGCAATGTATATTAAATCTTCTGTGTTGTGTAATAATATTTGATGGCCAGTGCGTGTTTTTAACCTTAGCAATTCATTAGCCGGGAGCATAGGATCGCCGCCGTCAGCTAATGAAGCGTATACACTAGGCGTAGTTGCTGCTGGGCCTTTTCTAAATGAGCTAGGATCACCGTCATCCATTACAAACGAAGACCCAGTTAATCTTGAAGCAGGTCGAGATATTTGTGAATTTGTACTACCTATCGTTACAGTTGGTTTGCCTGGACGACGATCTAATGGCCCCGGAGTACTCATGCCGAATACCATACTAGGTACTTCGCGCCTAGCACTTGATGTAGTAGTTCCTCTTATTTGATCATTTAGTAATCCTGCACGTTCTAAAATAGCCTGTGCATCAGTGTTAACTGGTTTTAAAAATGTAGTAGGCTGATTTCCTGATCCGGTTTCAACTTTTTTATTATATTCACTAACTGGCAATATTTTTGCTTGATCGGTTGTGTTATTTTTTGTACTAGCATTGCCCGGAAGCATAAAATTCATAAATTTCTTTGGAATACATCCTATCCAAAATCCTTGACTCTTGTTTCCTTCTGCAAAAATAACTAATACTTCTGAATCAACATCCGGTGGCACTGCCCACATTCCATAACTTTTTTGAGCATAATCAAATCCGTCATTTTCACTTGTGCCTGCGAGCGGAGTTGTGCCGTAAAACGGACTTAGATAGCTTACGATAACCTTTTCGCCACTTGCGTTTGTAGTATTACCTTCAGTTGAATATTTTAGTAATTCAACTTCTAATCTTCCCATGTATTCGCTGTCCAAGTGCCCTTTTACTATTGCTCTAAACGGGCCTGGGCCGTCAAACGAACTCGCTTTTGGTGCAGGTTCTGGGGTTCTTGTTTCTTCGTTAGCTGCCATTGATTATTCCTTAAAAAGGTCCTGATTGCCGTTGTGCGTTTGCATTTTGTCTCTGTCGTAACCTGCTTGGGCCGTTTGTAGTTGTTCCGGGCGGAATGCCGCCATTAATAGGTGCTGGGCGAGATGATTGTTGCGGTGCGGCGGTCCCTGTTGGAGCAGCGCCTCGTGGTGTTGCTTCATTCGCCGGTGTGTCTACCATTTGTCCACCAGTTGTATCAGTATTAACTAAAGGAGATGCTGCAGGCACTGTTATGTTACTGTCTTGTCGTTGTCTGCGTATTGTTTGTAATGTTTGTGTAAATTGGCCGCCGCTAAAACTGTTTCTGCAAAATAGTACTTGATATAATCCACTAAACTGTGCTACCGGTTTTGAACCGCCGCCTGGAAATTCCATATATCCGTCTGCACCATAATCTAGCGGGGTCCTAAAGTTAAGCTCAATATCAACTTCGCCATTTTCGTAATTCATAGTACCGTCGCCGGTAATATTTAGTATGCCCGGAACTTGTAGTGCATTATAATTGCCCATTCCGCTATCTGCGATAAAATACGGATCTCCCATAATTTCTAAATCAACTGCAATTAAGTCAACTGGGCTGTTCACTAATGCTTCATTAAAATCTCGTGCTACTCTTGATTCAGGACTTAATGCACCTATACCTCCGTCTAACATATTAGGACCGGCAATCTTAGAAAGAACTCTTCCAAGGTCAGTTGCATCAATGTTGCTTTGATTAGTACTCGGAGATGCATTTTCTCCTGTTGCTACAGTTTCTTGGTCGACTGCTACTTTACTATTAAGGCCTGCTTGACCTAAGTCGCCTGCAATTGAAGTAAAAAATGCAGCGTTAAACTTAATATCAAAATTAAGAACATCTTTGTTTAGACCAGTATAGATATAATTGTACTCTTTCACTGCTTGCTGTTTTAATTGAGGAATTCCTGGACTACTTTCACTAGGAGATTGAAATTTACTTAGATGTACTAGATAAGGTACAACCCGATAAACAAAAATTCTCGACGGTGTTCCAGTTTGTGCCACAACTTCTGGACTAGCATCAGAATTAAAAACTTGGGTCTGTATTCTAAACCATTTTATCATTCCATTGCCGTCAGGAATAGATTTAGGCATGTCTCTACCATATTCACTAGTAATTATAATATCTTCAATCATACTTTGAATTTTTTTACCAGATGAATATGTAGCTTGCCTAACATCTCCTGTTAGATTTACCAAACAACAATTAATTTCGCCTCTGCTATCTTCGTTCTCGGCATTAGATTCGGTTTGAAAACCTTGTGTGCCACCATCGGTATTTGCATCAATAATCTTAGATTGGCCAATCTTGTTTATATTTTCTAAGTTTTCGGCATATTCTCTAATGTTTTCGCCAATTTCTGATCTTTTAAGTGATATACCGTTATTATTTTCTATTTCAGCTGCAAAGTCTGCAGGTACTGCACCAGTAGTGTCTCCTGTGGCAGAAATATAATATGTACGAATTTCTTCTTCTGTAAATACTCGTTTAGTAGCAGTGTCATCTTCTTGTGCAGGTTGGCCTTGCATAAACTGACTAGATTCTTCAGCTGACGAAGATGTGTTAGGAAACATTATAACATACTGATTTCCTTTTTCTACTCTACCAGATTCCTGTGTTACTAGTTCTCTATTGTTTAGTGCTGCTGTTAAACTATTTGCTCCAGTTTGTAACATTTCAGCAACAGTTGCTCCTGAAAAACTTATGTCAGTATGAGTATTCTGAGTTTCATCAGTTAATCCAATTTCTTGATAAGGAATTGCTTGTACAGTATATTCACTACCACCTTCTGAGACTTCAAACTCAACATTAACAAGCTTTAATGGAAACATTCTGCGTAAATTACTAGCATGAATATAATTTCCTGCGTCATCATAACCTTTAAATTCAACAGTTAACAAAAACGGTGCTTCGATATAATTTGCATGTCCTGAACGAATAGCCGAAACTTGCAATGCTTGCAAGAATAACCCCATACTATAAGGTTCTGACACTTTAAAATTAATACTAGTAGCATTTGTAGATCGAGAACCTGCGTTGCCGGCAACGATTGTTTCTATCTCTACATCATCTATAAAATATTCCGTCTTGCCAGAAGTTTCATACGCAGTTGCACTGTTAGGTGTTGGGCCTCCGCCACTTCGTAGTATCACAGTACTAGGATCTTTGCGCCTATAGGTAAAATCAGGAAATGCTAACTCGTAGTTGTCTAAACACCCTAAAGTAAAAATATAATTAAAACTTGCAAATTGTTCTAAAGGATTTGGAGCAATGCTTGATCCTCCAAAATTTGATCCGAACCCGCCGCCGAACGCAGCCCCTAAGAATCCGCCAATGCCGCCTTTGATTTCACTAGCAAGTTTATTGCCTATACCATTTGCAATATTACCAACAATACTGTTTCCTATTCCTGGCCCTGTGAGACCATTCAAACTATTTGCTAGATCAACAGTTGCGCTTGTTACTTCTTGTACAGATCCATTAATACTATCTGCTATGCCATCAACTGAGATATTTGCACTTTGAGCAATTTGACTTACTGTGTTAGTAACAGCATTTTGGCCAACTGCTGCTAATCGATCTTTTAAGTTTTGAATAGTTGGGGATAACATCTTATACTCCTAGCGTTCTAGTCAATGCATCGCCTTTAGGTACAAATATATCTAAACCCGGTACTAAATCAAAAATAGGATCTTTAATTTTTTCCATATTTCGTTGGGCAAATACCCACCATAAGTCTTTATTGCCATATAAGTCAAAAGCTAACAAGTCAGGACGATGAGTATACTGTGGTTGAATTGTGATAAGCACATCGTCTGCTTCTGCAGGAATTGGACGAATTCTTAATATATCAAGATATTGACCATTTTGCGTAGGCGTATTAGACCAAGGACTAGTTCCGTTATATGATGCCATTAGATGAACCCCGGACCATTGCCGCCACTGGCATAATCGCCATTGACAAATTTGTCTAAACTAAATTGTTGTACAGCTCGTCTACTATACGTTGGCATAAGTGTTACAGACACCATAGACTTTGTAGGTGCCCAAGTATCTAATTTTGGTACATAAATATAATCTACTTCCGGACTCATGTCGCATGTAAATGTCTGTACTACTACAGGCACGTTTTTAAAAACATAATCACCATACCCGTTAAGTTGTACTACCGGTGGTGGACTACCTTGATTACTTGTATTACCGTAGGACATTTTTGTGACTGACCTTAAATAATGCACCATTGCAACCCAATAAATGCCCTCTTCTTCACTTTCAATTACAAAGTCTCCACTAATTTGAATATTATCTGGTTGACTATTTTGGTAAACCGGAAACGGATAGTTACTATGAGTAGGTTTAACTGCACCATAATTTGCACTATGTTGCATAATAATACTAGGAGTATAAGGAAAAATCATTCCGTTTGTTCTACCTAAGGCTTCTTTAATTTCACCTGTTAACCCCAAGCTTTGCGGTAAAGAAAGCCTAACACGCCAATCATCATTGTCGGTGCCTTTCCAACTAACATCACTAAACCCAGCACCAGTAGGCATACCAAATTTAGGTAGGCCGCCGCCTCGTAATAAACTCATAAAGTTACTAGCAGTAAACACATCCTCGGCAATGCCCTTTATAGCATCACCAGCTTGCCCTATTAATCCTTGCCCAAAGTTTGCGGCACTGCCTAATAAGTTGCTAACCGATGTAGACGGGCTAACCGAGTTTCTAGCCTGGGATGCTGCTGATCCGACTGACAAGTCTTGAAATGGCATTTTATTTGTCTCCTATATACATTATTTAGTTGACTTTTTAATGTATGTATATTATAATATATGTAAGAGGAGACCTACCATGGCCAGAAAGATTAATTATTTAAATAATAAAGATATTCTTAAAGAAATACACAAGTCAAAAAGCGCATTCTGTAGCTTCGTTGACCCCGAATATAATCAATTTGACATTATTTTGCCAAGTATTGATAAGATTAACATTAGAACTATTGCCGAAGCTAAACGAAATAAAGCAAAACGATTACAACATATTGATTTTGATTCACGAAAGCTAGCTGGACAAAAGATTAAACTTGCAGAGTGTGAGATAGACTATCGTAAAATGGAAAAAAACGAATTAATTTTTCGTGTTATGACGTTTGATCACATACCAGATGAGCCAGGCCGTAAAAAGACTCCAAAAACAGTTGCAGACCACAAGGTTAAATTAAACTTTCCTCCGTTTAAACATTATAAGTTCGACGACGATGGTGAGTTGATGTGTGTCGGCAAGAGTCATTGGGAAGGCGGCATGGATAATGGAAACTTTACACTTATTGGCGGCAAGGCTACTAATAAACTTGCTATGATGTGGCTAAAACTAGTCGATCGTTATGCTACTAGAGGCAATGTCCGAGGATATACTTACAATGACGAGATGAAAGGTCAAGCGATTCTGCAACTGTCGCAGATCGGACTACAGTTTGACGAATCTAAATCACAGAACCCATTTGCATACTACACTGCTGCCGTAACTAACAGTTTTGTTCGTGTTATCAACATTGAAAAACGTGCGCAAAACATTCGTGATGATATTCTCGAAATGAATGACATGAATCCTAGCTATACTAGACAAAATGCAGGTGAATGGGAAGCAGCTCTTAAACGAGAAGCAGATGCAGTAAAAAAATAATCACTTGACATCAATTGAAATAACATGTATACTATAAAAGTATATAAATTTATGGAGAACTACTCTTGTTTAAAAAGGCAGCAGTCTTTACAGACATACACTTTGGTTTAAAAGGCAATAGTAAGGTACACAATCAAGATTGTGAAGATTTTATTGATTGGTACATCAAACAAGCACAAGATGCCGGTTGCGAAACTGGTATTTTCTGTGGAGATTGGCATCACAATAGAAATAGTTTAAATTTAACTACTATGGACGCCACTGTTCGATGTATGGAGAAGCTAGGTGCTGCTTTTGAGCAGTTTTTCTTCTTTGATGGCAATCACGACTTGTACTACAAGGACAAGCGTGATGTTAATAGTACAGCATTTGCTAAACACATTCCAGGTATTACATTTATTGACGAAATTACCACAATTGAAGACGTTACTATTGTGCCTTGGCTTGTAGGTGACGAATGGAAGAAACTTCGTAATCTAAAAAGCAAGTATGTATTCGGACACTTTGAACTTCCTAGCTTTTATATGAATGCTATGGTACAAATGCCCGACCACGGAGAGCTTAGAGCAGAAGATTTCGCTAATCAATCGTATGTGTTCAGTGGACACTTCCACAAACGTCAGCAACAAGGTGTTGTACACTACTTAGGTAATGCATTTCCACATAACTATGCCGATGCATGGGATGACGATCGTGGTATGATGATACTTGATCGAGAAAATGACAAGGCGCCAGAGTATATTGATTGGCCACAATGTCCTAAGTATCGTACAATTAAACTAAGTCGACTAATTGACGAAGCTGATTCGTTTATTAAACCTAATATGTACCTGCGGGTTAACTTAGACTTGCCAATTAGTTATGAAGAAGCTAGTTTTATTAAAGAAACATTCATTAATAACTATAATTGTCGTGAAATTAGCTTAATTCCTCAGAAGTTATTAGAAGAAATTAGTACAGAACTAAACATTGCACAATTTGAAAGTGTTGATCAAATTGTTGCTGGCGAAATTGCCGCAATTGACTCAGACAGCTTCAATAAGAAGATGCTATTGGACATTTATAACGAACTATGATAAAAATTAAAGATCTAACAGTACGCAATTTCATGAGCGTGGGCAATCAAACTCAAGCAGTGAACTTTAACCGTGAACAACTAACGCTTGTACTAGGTGAAAACCTAGATCAAGGTGGTGATGATAGTGGATCACGCAATGGCACTGGTAAAACTACTATCATCAATGCGTTATCATATGCATTATACGGTAAAGCACTTACAAATATCAGAGCTAATAATTTAATTAATAAAACCAATAGCAAAGGCATGTTAGTTACACTGCACTTTGAAAAGAATGGTGTTGACTATCGTGTTGAGCGCGGTCGTGGTCCTAATCTATTAAAGTTTTTTGTTGATGAACAAGAACAAGAAATGACAGACGAGTCACAAGGTGATAGTCGCAAGACACAAGAGTTCATTAATGACTTATTAGATATGAGTCACGACATGTTTAAGCATATTGTTGCACTAAACACATATACTGAACCGTTTTTGTCAATGAGACAGAATGACCAACGTGCTATCATCGAACAGTTATTAGGTATTACTATCTTAAGTGAAAAAGCAGATGCTCTTAAAGAGAAATCTAAGCAAACTAAAGATGCAATCACTGAAGAAACATTAAAAATTAACGCTATTCAGAGTGCAAACGAAAAGATACAAACAACTATTGATAGTTTAGGCAGAACACAACGGGCTTGGCTTTCTAAAAAGGATCAAGACTGTGTTAAACTACAAAAAGGCATTACTGAACTAGAAAAAGTAGATATTAATGCAGAATTAGATGCTCACGAAACACTTTCAAACTGGACACAGCATAACAATGCTATTTTGGCTCTTAAAAAAGAATTAAGCACATTAGAACCAGCACTAGTACGTGCAGATAATAGTGTTAAAAAGGCAAATAAAGACATTACAGATCTCGATGATGCTACTTGTTACACATGTGGTCAAGAACTGCATGCAGACAAAAAAGCAGAAATTTCTTTACGCAAAAGTAAAGAACTAGCTGATGCTATTGCATATCAATCAGAAATTACTGTTAAAGTAAATGATGTTGTAAAAGGACTTGAAGAGATTGGTGACATCAATGGTAAACCTACTACGTTTTATGACAGTGCAAAAGAAGCGTACGACCATAGACAAAATGTTGATAGCTTAAAGCAAGCACTAGCAAATAAAGAAAATGACACTGATCCATATCAATCACAAATTGACGAATTAAACGATGCAGCAATGCAAGATATTGATTGGTCGTCAGTTAATACACTTACTGATTATAAAGAACACCAAGACTTCTTGCTCAAGTTGCTAACAAACAAAGATAGTTTTATCCGTAAGAAGATTATCGATCAAAACTTAATGTATCTTAACAATAGATTGTCTTACTATCTTGACAAACTAGGATTGCCGCATCAAGTTGTATTCCAAAATGATCTTGCTGTTGAAATTCAGCAGCTAGGACAAGATTTAGACTTTGATAACTTGAGTAGAGGCGAACGAAATAGACTTATACTTGGCATGAGCTTTGCATTTAGAGATGTGTGGGAAAGCCTATATCAAAAGATTAACTTAATGTTTATTGACGAACTTATCGATAGCGGTATGGACACAGCAGGCGTTGAAAGTGCATTAGGTGTTCTTAAGAAGATGGGTAGAGAAGGTGACAAGAATGTTTATCTTATCTCTCACAAGGACGAACTAGTCGGAAGAGTTAATCATGTAATGAAAGTAGTAAAAGAAAACGGCTTTACAAGTTACGAAAACGATATTGATATTATAGAATGACAAATACAAAATTTATTAATGCGCTAAACAGAGTAGAACAATCATGTCCTCCAATTTGGATGATGAGACAAGCTGGAAGGTATCAACCTTCATATATGGCATTAAAAGAACAATGGACATTTGAACAAATGTGCAAACTTCCTAGAGTTGCTGCTGAGGTTGCAATGTTACCTATTAACGAGTTTGACTTTGACATTGCTATCTTGTTTAGTGACATTCTTTGGCACCTAGAAGGATTAGGGCTGCCAATGAAGTTTGATCCTGGTCCTAAGTTTGATATACATCTTAGCGAAGACAATTGGGAACAATATGCCGACGTCGACAAAGCACTAAATCATATTAAATTTCAAAGTAATGCTCTAGAAGCAACTCGAGATGTGCTACTAAAGAGTAAAAGTCTAATTGGCTTTGTAGGCGGTCCTTGGAGTTTACTTAACTATGCACTAGGTGCTAACAAAGCAAGCAACGATTTTAAAACAATGTATCTTAAAAAGGTAATCATTCCATTACTAAAGGATAGCATTAGGGCACAAAAACTAGCTGGGGCCGATCAAGTAATGATCCTTGACAGTGGATTAGATAATATTAGTAAAAACTATTATGATAAAACATATTTGCCCATGCTAGAATCAGTTGCATCTATCGGCAACATTGGGTACTATATGCGAGGTACTCCTAAAAATAGTTTACCTAAAGTAATGAAATTAGCGTTTGACGGAATTGGTATTGATAGCAGTGTAGATTTAAACAAGACTTTAAAAAAAGCAACAGGTTATGTACAAGGCAACTTTGACGAATCGCACTTGCTATTAGACACAGCAGAATTTCATTATGAACTTGACAAATGGTTAGACACAGTAAGTACTACTACTGGGTGGGTATGCGGTTTAGGTCACGGAATTACAAAAACTACTCCTACTGACAATGTAAAACATTTTGTTAAGACAGTTAGAAGGAAGTTTGAATAATGAGAGTCGGCGTAAGAGGCAGTATATTATGATTGATGACGACATACATGATCAATTGACTAAGGCATACTTAGAATATTTTAAAGAAAATGAAAAATTCGAAGCAAGAAAATCGTATCGAACTCACGCAGCTAGTAGAAGATGGTTGCGTGAAATTAGAAAATTAGCAAAACTAAGACAGGACGAAATAGGCGAAACATTTAAAGCCAAAATAGCTAAGAAAAAGAATAATACATAATAAGTATGTGATGCAATGGACTTATCAAGGCAAAACAATAGACGAACTACCAGAAGGTTGTGAAGCTTTTGTGTACCTGATAACAAATAAAGTCAATAGCATGAAATACATAGGCAAAAAACTAGCAAAATTTAAAACTACTAAGCCACCACTTAAAGGCAAGAAAAATAAACGTCGCGGAACTAAAGAAAGTGACTGGAGAACTTATTGGGGTTCTAGTGACAGACTTAATGCAGACGTTATAGAGTTAGGCGAAGATAATTTTACAAGAGAAATTATTCACATTTGTCCTAGCAGAGGCATTGCAAGCTACCTAGAGGCTAGAGAACAATTTGAACGCAGAGTACTTGAAACGGATGATTACTATAATGGTATTATTAATGTTAGAGTTGGTGGATCAAAAATTCTTAAAGAGCACTTAAATAAATTTAAATAATCTTCGGTTGACAACTGTAGTAAAATCAACTACACTTGTTTATAGGCAGATTTATTACAGACGCACATCAAACACCAGGCATCCACAAGGCATTACATTCCAACACATAAGGTTGGCGGGCCAGATTATAATACCGCTGTGGAAAAAGCTCTCGTATAGAAGCACACGTACATATTGATCGACTCCCCAGAGGGAGGAAGCCACCAAACAAATTGGGCTCACTGGTTGATATAGATTGCATTGTTGGCAGTC